TAACAGCGGTCACCTAGACGGCTCATGATTTCAGCGGCGGCTAGCTCACCCTGCTCATCCATGTCGGTGGCAATGATGATTTCTTCAAAGCGAGCAAGGTTCTCGTATTCGTGAGCAATCCACTTGGTTTGTTTCGCTCCTTTGCCTCCGCCCATCGGGACGCTTAGGGCGGGATAACCCAGTTCACTACAAGCAATGGCATCCCACTCGCCCTCGACGATCCACACCTTGCGGCAGTCGGCGGGCATGGTGTGCCACCCGAACAGGATTGGCTTGAGGTCTTTCTGCGTTGACGGGTTGCCTTCGTGATCCACTGGCTTAGTCTTGAGGAATACTTCTTTACCTTGGGGGTCGAAGTAGGTAAACACTACATCCCTACCACCACGTCCCTCGGTCTCGTAGATCTTGTGGCGGAAACAGATTTCGCCGACATCTTTAAAGCCCCTACCCTCCATATGTTTATGCAGTGCGTCACCGTTTACTTGAGGGGGTGGTTTGGGTTTGGTGTAGGTCTTTTTTTCCGCCGCTAAAACTTTTTTTACAGGTGATCCGTCGCGGATGGCGTACTTCTTTCTTGCCCAGTCCATCGCTTCGGTAAGCGAAAGACCCATCTGGTATTGGATGAGATCTAACAAGTCACCCCCATCACCTGTCGCAAAATCCATCCATTTGCCTGCTTGATCCCCGTTCAAGTAGATTGACATTGATCTGCCCTTCTCTCCCTGAATAGAGCCTACTTTGTAGCACCCAGATTCAACCTTTCCCTCTGGGTAAAGCTCATGACATACAGACGTGGTATGCTGTGCTAACTGTTGACTTAAATCTCTTACATTCATTTCACTGCCCCCAATAAATCATCCTGTCGTGTCGTATCTTTGAAGCACTGAAGTCCCTGCCAGTCTGGTTGCCCCACCCGCTTCCATCCTCTCGAGATGGCGTAATCAACCACTTGAGTCATGTCGAACTTGGCGGATTTCATCACTTCAAAGTCGTGTGCCTGTCGGGTTATTGTTGCCTTACCGACCTTTCGGTTACTGTTGTCTTCAATCTTGTAGTCCCACCACTTTTGCCAAGCACCTTTAGAAATACCGTTAGGGCATTTATCGATGAGCGCTTCTTTCCAATGTTTTTCTGTAGTAATAGTTATTCTTTGTTGCGGATTATCCGCACACGGGTTATCCACTTGCGGGTTATCCACTTCTGGAAAATCAGGAAGTGGTGAATCGGGGAACACACCACGGGTATCGGTGACCAACCAATCGAACCGACTAAAACATCCCTGCTCGTCTCGAACCTTCTCTCTCTTTAGGTAGCCAGACGCCTCTAAGCGTTTTGTAATAGTTGTCATTTTGGTGGTGCCCACCGCAAAAACCGTACACAACTGGCTTTGTGTCACCTGCCAGTCATCGACGTGGGATAAAAGGTAGACCAGAACTCCGAGTGCCTCGGGGGTTAGCCCGTCCTCTCTGGCGGAAGAGGCGGCGGTGCCACCCCGTAGCAATAGATTGGGAAGTTTTGTATAGTGCGCGGTACTATTGAATGCGGGACGAAAAATCATAAAAAAGACAGCTTCCGTGTTACTAAAATAATTTAGATAGTTATATATTAATCTAGAAGTGTATATTTTATCAATAGTAAATAATAATAATTTTTGAGAAGGCGCAAAATAATTTAACTTGACAGTTTAGGTTGGTTTGAGAGAGAATCCCAAGCCCCTGAGTTATATTTTGTTTTATTTGAGGGAAATACACGGAGACATGTTATGAACAAGCAAGAAAGAGCCGACTTCTTTAATCAGTCGCTCGACCGCGCAGGCGTCCCTAACTGGGGTAGAAATGCCGAGCTTGTGAAGCGCATTAAATGCAGTCCCGCTACTGCACAGGGTTGGTGCAGGGGCTCATTACCCAAAGACCCACAGACACTGGTATCGGTCTGTGATGCTTACAATATTGATCTATATGCTTGGGTTGATGGTAGGGGTCGCGGGAGCACAAGCCTGAATACGGATAAGCTTATCTCTGCTATAGAGCAGGCGAAGAAGCTGTTTGACGCGATGGGTTTAGATCTGGGCGTCAAGCAGTACGCAAAGGTTATCTCGTACTTATACAGCCTAAACGGCGACGGCGATGTGGTCGAGGCGATTACAAACTTGATTAATGAATAGATAGCTATAACGTCTATCTAGGAATAAATTAATCTACAGGTGTTGATTTCATATCTGTATAGATATATTATGTAGTTAGCTTAAACAAGAGGGCTAACTACATGGATACGCTATTACGCGCCGATATCTGGGCGAAACTTTCTGAAACTGATGTAACACCTTACTGCACTGAGACCGAGGTCATCGGCGATACCGTGCTTAAATATCTCCCTTGGATGCGAGCCCATGAAATCATGATGGCTCACTTTCCTGAGTACAGTTGGGAGTTCACCGAAGATCCTCTCAGTAGAGAATGTCATTATTTTGACGACGGCTCTGCTGAAGTGCGTTGCCGAATGACTATTGGCGAGCACACCAACATTACCGCCTTGCCCGTCCACCGTAACGGCAAACCTATAGAATCCCCTAGTGCGATGGATGTAAATACAGCCAAGCAACGCTGTCGCGTGAAAGCCATGGCAGAATTTGGTTTAGGTTACGCCATGTGGTTGGGGGAACCCAAATCCCCCGCGCCCACTAAGGAGCGCGAACCTAAAAAACAGTCCGAGCAACCCGCTGAGTCAGAGCTGGTAACTGCGCTATGGAAAAAAACCAAAATAGAAGAATGCAAAACCTTTAGTGAGGCGCAAAAACTATACGCCCGCTATATAAAGGGCTTGCAGAACAGAGGTTGGACGGACGGTTCTGGTCGTTGGGATGCCCTTTGCGAGAGACATGGATGGAGGGCTAAGAAATGAGTTTAGCAGTCCAAGGATCACCCGAGTGGCATAAAGCCCGAGCAGGTAAGATAAAAGCCTCTGTATGTGCCGCCCTAGAGGGTAAGCATAAGTACATGAAGGCACCCGATCTGGTGCGACAAGAAGTACGCGCACTGGCAGGCGCTGAGTCAGAGTTTAAGATGGTGCCCGCTGTGGCGCACGGTCAAATGATGGAAGACACAGCGCGGATATTTCTTGAGAAAACGCAGGGCTATACCGTTGAAGAGACAGGTCTAGTTGTCCACCCCAAACACGATTTCTTAGCCGCCAGTCCAGACGGGCTTGTCGGTTTAGAGGGGTGCATTGAGATTAAGTGCCCCTACCCCCAGTACACCAAGACCCCCTACTCTGTCTTTGACAAGGCGAAGAGTGTATACCTCTGGCAAGTGCATATGCAGATGGAAGTCTTGGATGTCGAGTGGTGTGACTTTATCTGCTACTTGGCGAAAAACGAAACGCACGAGCCACAGTTTCTAATTGAGCGGGTTGAGCGCAATCAAGACTTTCTGACCGAAGCGGTCAGCAGAAAGTATATGCCGCAACCTGAAAAGGGCACCATAGCTCGGCTTGATCTGTATCACGCTTGGTACAGATGGATTCAAGAACAGCACCGAGATCCTGTCACGCGAAAGCTCCACTGCGACCCGATCGAGGCAGAGAGCGCGGACTACATCACCGATGACGACGACCTCAATTCACTGACTAAGATTCAAAACCGCATTCACGAGGTTAAGGATCGTATCGGCGACGAACTGGAGATACTCGACATACTTGCAGAGAACGCGACGCAATTGAAGAAGGATATCGCTGAGCGCTATAAAGGAAGCGTGTCTAACGGCAAGACGACGGTGAAAATTATCAACAAAACCCCACCTATTGACTACAGGAAAGCCTTTGAGTTTTTGGGTGGCGAGGATGAAGTCCTCAACCAAGACGAAAGCATCGACTCGTTTCGGCGAACCACAGGTGCTAGACAAGTAACGATCCTTCACGGAGATCAATTATGAAAACCCCAACAGCGTTTGAAAGCCTGAAATCAGGCAAGGGTCGCTTGTACCCGATGGACAAAGAAAAGCGAGTAGCAGAATGGAATCGTCTAAAGCAATACGACTGGGCAACCAAGAATCATGTGCCCAAGTATGAAGGTTATATCAAGATCGATCAGGGCGTCATCGACGAAATGATGGCAGGGCTAGCCGCTCAAGGCGGTGAATTCCGCTACAACCTGAAGGTCTGTGAACAGCTCGGCGATGATGGTGAAATCAGGCAGTTCAACATCGATTACTGGGTGCCCACTAAACCTAAACCGCAGGCATCAGCCCCCGTTGATGACTTTTTAGATGACGACGTACCATTTTAAAGGATGACTTATGCCGTTAAGAATCACCCGTGCCGTTGACTCGGTACTGTATGGCGGGTGGGATCTCGACCCCTCGGATCTAGAGGGGTCATGCGACCACCGAATTTGGGTGAGGAGGGTTAGAGATACCGATGCAAATCAGGATGCACTGGTCAATATAGAAACGCAGGACGGGGTAACGGAGCAGGTTATAACCGCAGACGATGAGCCCCTACTGCTTGAAAAGAATGTTGAGATACAGATGGTCGGGGTACAGCAGTATTACCTCAAGCCCGAAAAATATTGCAAGAGTTGTGGTCGGGGAGACCACTTTAAAAGTCGATACATTCCCCAAGCAAGAATGGCGGTAAAAGCGCCACGGGAATACGAAGTTATCAGGCATGATGCGAGGAAGAAAAAATGACAAACGAATTAAAAAGAACTGCCGCCACTGCTCTCTGTTACGCCCCCTCCTCCTGTATAGAGGGCACATAGGCGGCAGGCACTAGCGTACCTCCTCTACTGGCGTGGCTCACCAGTGCTAGACAACGAGCCCTAGACTTTTGACCCGCAGGCGTAGATAATAATCTGGCTTGCGGGTCTCTTCTGCACAAGGAGACTGATATGAGTATGACATTTAAAGAAGTAGCAGACATGTATGTCCAACAACCAACTGAGAAGTTCGCGAGCAAGCAGAAAACCTGTAGGCTCGTTGTTGAAAAGATCTGTAACAGGATAGGACATCGTCCGATTACAGAGTTTGAAAGGAAGCGCCCCGTGCTTGAGTTTATTACAGCGGTTCGCAAACAGGAATCAACACAGCGAAAAGGCAAGTTGGTAAGTAACGGCTATGTAAATAGCCATATTGTGTATTTAAGGGCAATTTTACGATTTGCGCGGGATGAACTCGAAATTATAGACAGAGTCCCACTCATTAAAACCCTTAGCGAAAAGGAGCGAGACGTTTATTTAATTCCCGAACAGGTTCGACGGCTCATGCAGTGGCTGGACGAGTTGCGAGCCGATATGGTGGAGTTCGCCGTGAACACAGGGCTGAGAAACAGCAATGTTCGCCTGTTGCGATGGGATCAAATCGCGGAGGATCTTTCTGCCTTGCACGTTAAGGCGGAAGACTCCAAGAATGGGAAGCCTGCACTGATCCCGCTGACCAAGGATGCTCAGCGCGTATTACGAAGGCGCCGTGCCTTTTGCCATCAGCTCGAGGATCGCTATCCTTACCTGAAAGGCAAGGTTGATTATGTGTTTGCCAAGGAGAGTAAGCGGCGAGATGCGAACGGGAAGCCGTACGCTGATTGTAAAGCCGTAACAGGTAGACCATGGCGTAAAGCGTGTCGCAATGCAGGACTGCCAGATTCAGTGGTGTTTCATACATTGAGACATACATTTGCAAGCTGGCACTTGCAGAGTGGAACGAGCGAATCAGCCCTGCAAGACTTGGGTAATTGGAAAAACGAGCGCTCGATGAAACGATATGCTCATCTGTCGATGAAGTTTAAGAAAGAGTCGTCTGAGAATATCAATGGACTTTTACGAAGTGATTTGTAAAGTCCAAAGCGGTAAAGACCAATACCTTTCCGCAAACAGGGGTGAAGACCAGTACCTTTGCATAGGCACTGTTTTTTCATACAGTATCGCCAGAACCTGTTTAAGGTTGCGGTTTGCAACAAAAAAAATCGTATGTAAGTGCTTGATTTTATTGCCAAATAAAATTGGAGCGGGAAACGAGGTTCGAACTCGCGACCTGTACCTTGGCAAGACCTTGGCATACGATTCCTTATAAATCAATGACTTAGAAGTGACTCGCAAGCAGAGTACCTTAAATTGATGACCAGAACCTTAACATAAAATTAAAGGGTAGAATCATGTCAAGAATAGAAAAACTAATCAAAGATATTAATCAATTTGCAGATAAGAAAATCAAAGAAACTAGAGCGAGTGTTAAGGGTATCGGTGAGCGCATTTCAGGATACTTTAACGATGGAAACTACACCCTTCGGAATAAACATGTTGCATTGTGGATTCTGGTAACCATTATTCTGTGTCTTGCTTATTGATAATGAAGACTCGAATTCACGTCAATCAGCACAACATTAAAGCCAACGCCAAGGGTTCTGACCTGCCCGTAATCACGGTTAAGGACTATAAGCAGAACCGTAAAACCAACACCGCGAAGATTGTTAAGGATGGCGAGGTTGTTTGCCGTGTGGTTTATTCACCTGAAAAACCTTTGTCCTGCGGGGCAAGGGTGTGGGTGGAAACTGACCTAGATGTGATTACTGAGTGATGTAATTACATCTTTTTCATCGCCTTACGGAACATCTTGTTGTAGTCATCGAACAGGCGATTCTCTCTCTTCAACAGCTTTTCAAGGTTTTGCCTCTTCTGCTCTTCCAGCATTAACGGCACGGCAGTATCCTCAATGCGCTTTCTAGCCTGTCCGATTGTATTCAGCTCTTTACGGATAAAGGTCTGGAAGCCACCACCCCCAACCGTAGTGCTCAAGAATGGGAGGAATGGGGCGTACTCATTTACAATCCTTTCCAGCTCCTTGGGGTCACCTGCCGAATCTTTGATGCGGTACTCAACCTGCTGAACGTATTGCACACTGTCATAGAACTCGAAGCGATCTTTATAGTCGGATGCGTTTTCAAAGAACACACCAACTGCGGGTAAGTCCTGCATGCGTACCTCTTCGTCAGTCATCATCTTCCCAACCACATCTGCGGATTGCGTTAAGAACCTGCCCACTCCGCCCAAGAAATACTCCATGATATAGGCAGTCTTATCAGGGCTGATCGAGAGCCAACCGTCCTCGTACTTGTCACCCCCTGTAGCATCGTTTAGGAACTGAGCCGTCGATTTGTAAATCTGGTCAGTAGAGCGCCTTGCCATGTGCGCTTTAGACTTCTGAACAAATAAAGGGTTCTGCTCGAGATAGATATCACTACCAAAGAAGTTCTTGTTTGCCATTAAATCAAGATGCACTTCCATTATGTCTGGATAAACTCCCCGTAACTGCTGTTCCCATGTATCACCCGACGAGTGGTGAACGGGCACAAAGTTCAGCATGAAGTTCTCCCAAAGGTAATAAGCAGATTCCTCAGGGGTGTTTACCCCGAACGCCATCTCCGCACTAAGGCGACCAATGTTAGCGAAGAAGTTGTAACCGTATGGCAATTGCAGGGCAAAGCCTTCGTCCGCACCGCCTTTAAATAAGAGCGCCCTATTCTTTGCGTGTTCTGGAATATCTGCGTAGGTGATCTCATCATCATCATCATCATCTGAGAAGAGTATGTTCATGGCGGCGATCATCGCGTTGAATGCCACGAGCGCCCCAGCGACCTTGCGAGCACCAGTTGCCGCCTGTGCTATTCGTTCGCGTTTGCGCTGAGCGCCTGTCTTCCCCTCGTTCTGTTTGCCATGCCCGAGCGTTTGGACAATATTCACATCACCCTGAACAGCGGCGTTAAAGAACAGGAAGTGTGCGTTAAAGACCGCCGTATCTTCCCCTTTGCGATTGAAGTTAACCGTCAGATCTTTAGCCAGCGTTGCGGCATCCTCTCTGGGCGTTCCCACTCGCCTTGCGTTGACATAAGCTGTCAGGCGAATCGAGTTCTCCATTGTGATGTTGGCGTCTTCAACCCATTTGCCCATCAATTTCAGCGTTTCTTTGGTTAAGCCGCCTCGCTTGATCTTCCTTTTAAGGATTCGCATCTCTTCATCAGAGTCACGGATAAGCATTAGACCAGTAGGGGCACCGTCCTCTACATACTCGCGCATATACTGCGCCCACTCCTCGCCCACCTTCTCTGCGACATCTTTACCGCGATAGTGCCGATACAGGGTACGCACGGCAATCGGGTAATCGGTTGTCATTTTCTTTAAGATGTTTTCACCCTGTACACGACTACCTACCTTATCCATCTCGCCTAGCGCATAGATCAATCCTGTCTGTATATCCCGCAACGGGTTCACTATCCCCCAAGACGGGTTGTAGTTGATGAGCATGTTGCGCCTAAAGGTCTGGAACCTTGTTAAACCCCTTATGTAGTTGCCCATTGAATCATTAGCATGATTCAGCATAGGCACACTCATGTTTTGTAGCGCGTCATTTAATGGAGCACTTTCAAATTCAACCATGAATGTCTGTCCGCCCTTCTTTACCTCGACGTACTTGGGCGCGTTATTGTCTTTACGCATTTTGGATCTCATCTCGTCGAGTGTTAGCATCGTGAGATGATCGTCGTCCTTCATGGGGCGGAAGTTGTTATTGTATATGGTATACGAGTCGCTGAGCCCTAGTTCACTTAACAGATCTAATAGGACTTGGGCGTATTCATTTTTTCTCGCCCGTACAATTTTTTTCTGGATATCCTCAAACGACTGAATCAGCGGGCTGTACGGCAAGGTAGATCGACCTTTCGCCTTCATGCTCTCGCGACCAATGATAGAAAAGCCCCTGCTCTTTGCGCCCCTAACGTACTTATTCCCATTCATGTTAAGTTCAGCCGCGAAGCCTTTTAGAGGAACGTAGTACTTAAACCTTTCTTCCCAGTCTTCCTTGGTTACTTTATCCAGTAGCCCTGCCTCAACCATTCTTTGGCGAGCCCAGTCATGCATCTCGTAGACCTTGCTTGCGATAAGCTCCAAATCCTTCTTGGTGCCTTCTTGCTCTGCCAAATCTAAGATTGCCTTGGCTTCGTCATAGGTCATGCCTGAACCAGTATCTTGAAACTCAAGTGGATCGTTCTTGTACTGATTGATTTTGTTTGTATGCGTTGCAATTGCTACCGAGTGATCCGAACCAACGTCTTCCAGAAGGCGTTCAATAGCGCGTTCTTCTCTGAGAATATTCTTTTCTCTTTGCGCCTTAACCTTTTCAGCAATGGCATCGTTACGCTCTTCCGCGTGTTTCGCTATCAGGTAGGTCTCAACCGCATCAAGCTCATAACCCAGATCAGCCATGAGGTCGCCAATCGGATCAACGTAGTTCTGATGAAATTCATCGATATCCTTTTGGATTCGACCGTGAGACAGGTTCTCCTGATCACGAGGAGATAGTGCCGCAGGCAAACGCCCCACGCCTAAGTGCTCAGCCGCCTGATCCTCAAAATCCTGCAATGTCGCGTAACGATCTGCAATGCTTTTGAACAGCTTTTTGGACTTGATGTTTCGCTCACTTGTGAGACGCTTGAAAAGCGTTAGTTGTGAATCAATCTCATCATTGAAAGTGAACTGAAAAGTAGAAGGAGAGCCATCATCAAGAGTGTTGTTCTTGGCGTTGTTTTGTTTCTTTTTAATAAAGCTGGGGGTGTCTGCGTCAATAATAGTGAACTGTGCGATTTCAGCAAGCTGTTCAGCAATAGATGTACGGTTGCTTACTATTACTTCGTGGCTCCATGTGCCGCCAAAGCCTTGTGAGCGGTTATGCTCTCTCATAGGTGTGTTTGGTAGCTCGTGGTCAGAAACCCTTACTTCGACACCGTCTTTGGTCATATAGTAGCTAGACACTAAGTTGTTATGTTTGCTTGTGTAGGCAACCTCCCATCCTGTTTTTTTAAGTGCGCTGACCAACCCTTTTAGGTTTGCTTTTTCAATTCTAAGTGCATGGTTAGAGTATTCACGCCCATAATCAAGCTCCCTGTTGATTAAAGCAAGATCAGTCTTTGTCCAAAACTTGGTATTTGGGTTGTCTAAAATCCTAGCTTTCCACTCTTGGTCTTTTATTTTTTGCTCTTGGTACTTCACCTTCCGCCGCTTGTCATCAAGGCGGAAGCTTACAGAGTCACTTAAAGGGTCGCGCTTTTGAAGGCTAAGAAGCCTTCTTTTCTCCCTCTTTGCGGCGATTTCTCTACGCAGTTCTCTAAGTGGATGGCGTGAGCCGTAGCGTTTAAACTTTTTGGCAGACAGTTGGGACAGCTCATAATCTTCTTTTGGGGAATGAGCTTTCAGAGAGTCCTCTCGCTGAGCAAAAGTCTTCATATTTAAATCAATACGGGAAACTTCTTGCTTAAATTTATCTTCAGTATCTATGCGTTCGCGAAGATCTTTTAACAGCTCAATAGATTTCTGTGTGTTACCCTCACCATAAGCAATAGTGGCTTCGTTTGCCATGGCGTGTACTTCTGTGTACACAGGAATGCTTTTGTGAGCCTCTGTATACCTAGCAACAGCCTTGTCAGCTTTCGCTCGATACTCTTCTAAAGGAACCTTGAAAAAGCTTGCGCTATCAACCAGATTCTCGCCAGCCTCTTTATCGTGACCATACGGGTGCTCTAGTGTTCGTAGCACCTTATCTATCTTGTCTAAACTTTCATCTACGGCAAACTCTACAGAATGCATTGCAGACATTCTGTTCACCAAGTCGCCTAAATGCTCCAGAACAAAGCTTTTGACGCCGCTACCCAGCGCCTGCTGTGCTTCCACCATCAAGACTTCAGGATCGCCACGCTGGTAGTCACCTGTCTCGGCTAGCGCATCTATCTCTCTTGGAGAAAGTCCCGTCTCCTTGCCCCAAATATCGATAGCCCAATCCCGCGCATATTGGGGGGTATAGTCTTCTTTTGTGGATAGGGATTCTTGGTTTTGTTTCTTTTTAATGAAGCTCGGAGTATCAACCCCAAGCTTCTTGGCGTTCTTTTCGGTGAATAGTTTTAGTTTGGTGTCGCGAGTCTTAGCTAAGCTTTTGGCGATGCCTTCAGCTTGTTTGAAATCACTAAGGAGCTGTTTGATAGACCCATGCGCTCGTTGAATTCTCGCGTTTCCCTGCCGCGATAAATTTTCGCTTTTATTCTTCCGCTTGAGTTCTGCGACAATTTGCTTTTTTGTAAGGTCTCTGAGTTTTCCATTGTGCTTCCTCTGGACTTTTCCGATTAACTGTCTTGCCTTTTTATTATACAAAGATTCTTTAAACGATGCAAAAACCTCATTATAGTTTTCGATTGTAGAGTAACCCGCTGATTGCCACTGAGCGTCTTTAACATGGAAGTCTATTATGCTACCGCCAGTCTTATCCTGCATAGCTTCAGCCGACAAGGCTACCTCATTCATATCTGGCGTTACGGGATTACCCCCTTGATCAAATGCAATAACATTAAACTCATAGCCGTTGGGGTAGCGCGTATAATTGATATCAGACCCTTTGGGCAGTGCATTAGCAAAGGCTTCTACTTGCTCTCTGGAAAGGGCGTCCAAGGTTTCAACAAACACCTGACTGGTTTCTGTATATCCGCCCCGCAAGCCCTCTGCCATATCCATAATATGGGATGCGGGAATGGCATCTTGATCCCACTGTTTTGCCAGCGAGGTCATTAAAACATTTAGCTGTTCAGCAGTAACCGAAACGGGAACAGGCACTCTAATGTTTGGTGACACATCCCCTTGATATGACCCTCCAACTGCAAATGGAGTGCCGCCTGTTGGCGTTGCCACCCTAGTAGGCTTGGCTTCTACCTTGCTTAAACCAAGTGCCTTAAAGTACGCCGTAAAGGGGTTTGCCTCACCTTGAGAAGCTTTGTTTAACAGGGTCGCGAAGATAGCATGATATTCATCAGCAACTTTTTGATTGTCTTGAGCAATCGCCGCATCAAAAACTGCCCTCGCTTTTTCACCCACCTCATTGCGAAGGGTATTAATTTCTGCTGAGATGATTCTTTTTTCTCGAAAGCTTGCCGTTGTCGGGCTTAGCGCGGCAGGAACCTTAGGGTTGAGCAGTATATCTCTGGTGATTTTGTCCTGAGGAACATTGATACCTGCTTCTTCAAGTACTTGTATTGCACCCTTTCGGTCTCGACGACCTGAATCATCTCGACGCAATAAGGACATACTATAGTCGTCAACATCATTTAACCCGCCTGACACCTCTTCAGGGGATGCAGACTCGTAAGAGCGGAGAGCCGCCGCCTCGGTCATTCCTTCTGCTATCTTGGCGTTTACAAACTCGTTTTTAAAGCGCTGTTCAACCCATCCTAGCGCCTGCAACTGCCATGTTTCATAAGGTTGCGCCCCTTCAGGTAAGGTAGCATTGAGTTTATCTCTAAGCCCAATATAGAATCGCGACATTACCTCATACAATTCTGGGTTCTTGCCAATAGACTCGCCATCCGTATTGAATGTCGTCGCAACCTGACGGTCGTTTGTAGATAGCGTTGGCTTGGCTAACCCTAAAACCAACTGCATCGTCCCGCCAAATGATCCTGTTTTCAGACCCTCTAGGTCAGAGGTTTTAAGGGCATCCGTTACGCTTTTCTGGATAACAAGATCGTTATCTATTGGCTTGCCTTGCAAATAGTTAGCGTAACTCGCGACAGTCCTGTGCATATTGACGTAAGGATTTGCTACAGGGGATGTTGCCGCAACCACAGATATAAATTGCTTTATTTCTGCATCCGATAAATCAGGCAGAACATCTCGCATACCTTCGGCTGATACCTCGTACCAGTATCTAGCGTTATCCGATAGTCGTAACGCCCCATCCCAAAACGGTGCCGTATTTGCGTTAACCCCCAAACGCTCAACTGTCTGTCGTGCTAGGTTGCCAACACGTCCTTTAGCGTCAGTATCCGTCAGGGTAATAGCTTGATCGAGGATGGCATCCAGTTCTGCCTGCGACATGCTCATCCCTGCACCCAGATTGGAAAGGTTTAGATCAGAGAATCTGCCGCCTGAGATCGGCGCTAGCGGTTCGCCTTGCGTGTATTCGCCAGCAATCCTTTCGTCAAGCGGTATTCGATCTTGAAGCTTGGATAGCGAGCGCACCTTGGCTTGGTTATAGCTCGGGTCTACCTCGAGCAGTCGATCAGCCTGCTCGATAAGACTTTTTGATTCATTCTTGATAAAGCCCATGTCATCGAGATCAGCCAGATCATCGTCGGTGAGGTCATAGATATCTGAATCGTCTTCTATCTGACCAAGTTCCTGCTCTACTAGCTTGGCTTCTTGTTCCTGCTCAATCTCGTTAAGGATGTCTTGCTGAATGAACTTACCGTCATTCATAACGACTAAGTCTTCAGCCTCTACCTCTGGGTCAAGCAGTTGTTCTTTAAGGTTCTCGAACTGGTTGTCTTCTAGACGCTTGAACTTCTTGCGAAGCTCTTTCTCTGTCGCACCCTCTTTGTCCGCTATAAACGACCATGCATCTGTAACAGTGTCTTTGCTTACAACAGGATCTAGTGGGGTGTTATATGATTTTTCTCCCGCCTCAATTAATATTGCGCGATGTTCCATGATGCTTTCAAGGGCATCATTTTTGGTCTCGCCTAAATATTCGACCTTGCCATCTAGTGACTCTAGCTCAGTAGGGTCACCAGCCTCTGCGGCATAGTCATCATAGTAGACGCGGTATCTGTCGCCGTCAGGGAAGGAAACAATGTACTCCCCTGTGTCTTCGTAATTCTCAGCCTTCTTGAATCGTGGTTTTTTGCTGTGCGGTTTTAGAGTAACTTCGGTGCGTGGCTCTTCGCTTACAACAGATTCTTGTACCTCTGATCGTTCACGTTCCCCACTCTTGTCTTGCTTCGATCCCTCCATTGGGGTATCGGCTCGCCCTTCTGTAGCGCTTCCTTCGCCATCTGATCTAACTGGCTCAGGTTGTACGACCTCGACGCTTCTGGGCTCTGGCGGTGCCCGAACTTGTCCTGATATGCCTGTAGGTTGGGAGGTGTTTTCGGGGCTGATACTACTCGACGGTTCATCTTGTACCTCTGCCTGTACGGTCTGTAAATTATTGTCGCGTATTCCTTTTATGAAATTATACGCTTGTGGAGCAAATTCTTGAAGCTGTTTTGGGTTACTGTGAAACAGGGCTCCAAGCTGAGCAAAGACCTCTTCTCTGTATGTGTCATTTAGACTTTGATTGTCTTGCTCAAGATCAATAATATCATGTTTTAAATCGTTAAACGGATAGTCGAAACGCTTACCTAGCGGCGTTCCACTTTCCCAGTTGTCGTAGATCTCTTCCATGATATCGCCCATCACTACAGAGGGTTGATCTGCATCCTCTTCAATGGTGATACCGAACCTATCATCTTTATCGCTGAGACCATACGCATAGTCAGCCGCGTGGTAAACCTCATGGGTCATTGTCCATGCCAGCTCACTCAACTGATCTTGTTCGGTCATTGCGCCGTCAACAAGCTTGGTGTTAACAGATATTCCTTGACTACCTTTGCCAGTTAATGCGGGAGCATCCACGTCTTTGTCTGTATGTACATAAACTCCAGTAACCGCATCAATGAATTTGTGCGGCACTCCTTGAGCAGACATATCCACCATGACGCCTGCAACTGTAGTGGTGGCATCGGTAGCCTTATCGCCATATGCCTCTTCAATTGTCGGCATGCTCTTACCATTTGGCTTCGAATCGGTTCCGATCTTGAGTGTTTCGTTTCTATCGAACACCCTCTCAAGATCGTCCTGATCCACAGCTTCAACCACAACGTCAGTATTATTAGGGTCTTGTGCTTCAGCGGTATTAGCCGCAACGGACAGTTCGACCAACTGATCCTGCACTGGTTTCGAGGCTTCACTTAGGTCTGCATCCCATCGATGATCGTTGCCGTATTCTCGGTTGCCTTCTGGCACCTGACGAATGCCAAACGAGGGCGCGAAAGGGAAATCATCAACAATGTCGTCCTGTAATGTGGACTTTAAGCGACCTTCAGGAGACTCTGGTTGGACTTTATTACCAACGGGGTTTCCGTTTTTATCTATAATTTTTACGTTGTTGGCATCAAGGATTACAATCTCATCCCCATCTATATATTTCTCATAGCCCCCAGCCTTTAAAACTCTAGCCTTTGCCTCTCCGTCAATGTTGCTCCATTTTTCAAAACTTGTAGCGTACTCATCTAACTCTTCTTGACCGCCTCTACCATACCCTGCGTTCTCAAGCTCTATCTTATGTTGCTCAATCATCTCAGGGCTTAATTTGTTTTCACCCTGCCTATTAAAAGTTTTTAAACCTTTCTTAGATATAACTGTGTATGTGTTTTCCCCAAAGTTTTTAGCACTACCTTTTCGAGCCTCACCATACAGGTAAACCCCCCGAACATTCATCGTGTTGTTTACACGTTCTGCTGAGGTATCAAAAGCATCAAAATCTTTATTAGAGCCATGATATAGTTTTTCGGCTTCATCAAAGTCACCCTCATCGAGTAACCCGTCAAGCATCTTATCTTCGTCTACTTCATCTTTAGCTAACTGTTTAGCGGTCTTACCGCCATACCTTGAGATAAGAGCAGTAAGTCCTGTACCTAAAACAAAACCTGCACCTACCCCAATAGCACCAGACTTGGCTACTCTACCGTAGTCGATGTCTTCACCAGACACAGAGGTTTCAACTACCTGCCTATTGATGTCATCTGCGGCTGTATATACACCTGCTTCAACACCAGCAATGACACCGCCTCTAGTAGACTGTTTAAGTAACTCCTTAACCCCCTGCTTAGTCGCTTGCTTACCTGCGGCTCCACCTGCCGCCCCTAGCCCAAACGTGGTTAAACCAATGTATGTAGAAGGGTCGAGTAGAATAC